CTTTGTGAGTGCAGTGTACACAACACGATCACAGTAGAATGCAAGTCTACCACCGACCAAATTCTCCATTCGGTTATACAGAGCTTCAATCATGAAGTTGATAAGGTCTGCTGAAAGATCAGAATCTGTACCAATAGTCTGCAATTTAGATACATCGATATTGGCAATCCTTACAACATGTCTGAAATCTCTTACAGAAAGACCAACTTTCCATTTGAAATTGTCCTGATAAACAAGACGTTTTCCACCATTGGCATCTGTCTCAGTCTGAATACCCATATCTGTATGAGTAAGACCGGCTTTTGTACCTTTAGGAAAGAATGTATAGGTATAATTCTCATCCCATTTGATAAGCCATAGTGAAGTATTATCAGAACCATCACCTAAAGCATCTACGATCTGATTACCATTGCTGGCATTTAAATCACTAAAGCGAGGCGCAAGGCCTAAGAACTCTTCCGGATCCGTATCAGTATTACCATAAAACAATGTTGATGCCATTTCCTGACTCATTGCCATTAAATGCGCTTTTGCTTCTGATAATCTTAACGCAGATAAAGTGCCTCCCATTTCTGCAAGGTCCTTATCCAGTACTGAGAATGTTTCCAGAATACCAGCTGCATCGTCCACCTGTACAGTGGTTGATTTAGATGGTTGTGTAAAGTCATACAACTTTCTCCAGGTCGGTGTAGGAAGCCCGGAACGCATTGTAGTCCTGTTACCAGTTTGCGTATTACCCTCAAGAACAATGGTGTCCTGCATGATCTCGTTAGTTTCCATTAGCAACTCAACGATATCAGCAATCGAACCATCAGGGTCTTCTCTTTTTAGCTTATCTACTATATTCAGATAAGTTTGCCCTACTGTAGCCATATTACAATCCTCCCAAATTAAAAATTACGATGCTATACGTGCTGGTGAATTAGTGGCTCACCAACACCTATGACACCAACGATTAAGTCTGCTTTTTTCCTTCTCCATCTGCTCCGTACATTCTTTCACCAACAGTTTTCGCTTCTCCTGTACCTCCGGAATGGCCTGTGGTAATAAACTTATCATCACTTACCATTGCTCCAATTTTCATGAAAGCCTTTATCATGATAGGATGATTACCATATCCAGAATCAATTAAAAGTGCAGGAAGGCCGTCAATCTTTAATGCGGCCATACCTTTGTTTGACAATGCAAGGTTTTCATCTTTCTTTGTGCCATCAGCACCAATTATTTCCGGGTCTTTTCCTGCTTCTTCAGCCCATCCATCAATCACTGCTTCATGTGCCTCATGTGCCTTGACCATCAAATTACTTTGCAACTCAATCATTGCCTGAGCCCGATCCTTAGGAGTCATATCTTTATCGTTTATGACTTTAAGGAATTCGTCTTGTATTCCTTCATCTACTGGTACCCCCTCAGGGAACTTCAGATCATCAAATACGACTATTCCTTCTGTTGCTTCTTTGCCTTTATCATCTTTTTCGGATTTGCCTTCAGCTTCCTTATCCTCAGCTTCCTTGTCTTCAGCGACTTTATCCTCAGCGGCTTTATCCTCAGCTGACTTATCATCTGGAGTTTCCTCAGGAGGTGTTTCTCCATCAGGATACATCTTATCTTCCATAGCCTTTTGAGAAGACTCTTCTGCTGCCTCAGCTTCTTTCTTTTCACTTACTTCTGCTTCTTTTTCTTCCATACTCACTATTGTCATACCATTTCTCCTTACAATTAAAGTTATAAAATTAATCACATAAAATTATTTTCGATTAACAATAAAGTCCATCTTGCAGCTACGCCCATATTAGCTGTACTTGCTATTGCGTCCATTCTGAAATCTGACATCTCAGCTATTGGACCTGCAGGTGCAGGGAATGTTTCCGGTGTAAAACTACTACCAGCAGCGAATCCGCCGATTTCTGCTTCCAACTTAAATTGATCTGCAATAGGCCTTACATAAAACTTAAAATTAATATTTCCAGTCACACCACTAACTGATAATATGGCACCAAACCACTGAATAATAAATCCTGAACACCCTCTCGGTATCGTATCAGCAGCAACTAATGAAGAGTTATCAGCAACGCCACTCGGGCCACCGGCAGGGATTTCAAAATACTGATTAGCCGATGTACTTGTAGGAAATGCTTTAATAATACCGACACCTCTACCTCCAATTGTTCTTCCTCTTGAACACCTTATATAGTTTCCGCTTGTCGTTGCACCGTTCGTCCCATCCATTATGACATATTCCGAGTGCCTGTCATAATTACCATCAAGTAATAATGGTAGACGCATAACAGGAGCACCTGTTGATGCTGCTGTCACTACCCTATAAAGATTACCATTTACAGGGATTGTATCTCTTGCGAATCGCCATACAGTAAGTACATTAGTTGTTACTCCTGTTATAAAGCCATGATCCTGCAAGGTATCATTGATTACTATATCGCCAAACAGTATACCATCAGCTACAAAATCTGCCAATGTATCTACAAGTGTTGTTGAAGTTCCTCCGTCTTTTGCATCTCCAGATTTTAGTAATGTCCCAGTATCAGCAGCAGCATTACTGGTGAGTTTTACTGTATCAGGAGTGACCTGATTAAAACCGGGATATATACCTCCTTGATGACTAATAGTTGTTTGGGTATTAAGTGGCAGAGCCGTATGTCGGCCAAACTTATGAATGAGTGAATGACCCGGAACATTACCCCTTGCAACTTCTAACAGAAAATCCGCAGTTATAAGAGGATTAGCGGCTGTCCCCATCTGCGCACCATCTCCATCAACTAAAACCGTTGGTTTTATTACAAGGCCCAGCGAATTAAGATATACTAAATAGTCATTTTTCCATTTGCCGGTTTGTTCTTTTTCTACTGCTGAAGTAAGCATTAATCAGATTCCTCCTTATATTTATGTTCTGCAAACATTTGTTCGTGAGCCCCAGGACATTCTGCTAAGACTCTCTGCAATAACCTTAATCCTATCCTTCTTGACCCGGATGCTCTTGCGTGTACATAAGGATCAGGACTGAAATTATCAAGATAGATACCGCAATCAGATAATATTTCCCACATGAAATGCCTACCATGAACAGTAGACATCACTTCTTTCAGACATATTGAAGAGTAAGCATTTTCATTCTTTTCTTGCTGTTCAATCTTTTTCTGTAGTGATTCTTCATCATCTTCAAGAACCTCTTTATTTTCATTATCCCCATTGCTCATGGCGCTACCCCCGGTCCTAATATTTGCTCAAGTGCATTTCCAGTTCCTACCTTCGCATCGGATAAATCTTTTGCGGCTCCAGCTGCTGCAACACCACCTTCAAGTGCAATTGCTGAATTCTTTTGCCTGGTCTTTTCTTCTCTTAAAACAAGTGCCTCTTTATCTGATCTAACAAATGATGGAGGTACATCGAGAAGTTCTGCTGCTTCATCAACTCCCTCATCATAATTAAGTTTATCTACTACATTTATATCGAAGGCAGACCATGCACCAACAAGAGCACTGAGCCTTTCCATATTTGTAATTGCTGTAGCCTTTTGCGCTTTTGCCAGAGCAGAAACATATTCTATTTTTAAATCTTCACCCACAAGGTCATCAGGTGGTTCCGGGAACACACCAGCTTCGCCTGCAAATTCTATAGTCTTATCAATAAGAGGATCGAGCCAACCGTCATCTAATTGTGTGAGAACAGGACCCAGCATTAACAATCTTTCTTTATCTATTTGAAATGCTACTTCTGCCTTCATATCCTGAGGCCTGTCGTTAGCTGCAATTGTTAAGAACAGATCCACAAAGTATGAACTTCGTATCCTTGTCTCTACTTCTCTTTGGTCTTCTATAATATCAGCCAGAGGAATACGCACTTCGTATAATGGTTTAATCCCCTGACCGTTACTTGCGAATTCGTTATAATGAGAAACCCCACCCGGAACATTCATTATCCTGCCGGTCTTCATACCTGAAGGAGCTTGTAGTGGAGGATTCAAATTTCTATCAAGACCTTTTTGTTTTTTAAGAGCTCCGGTTTGAAGTTGTTTTGAGTCACCCAGGGCCACCAGTCCCGGCTGGCCGACCCCATAGGGATCACCGCCAACCGTGGACCAGCGTGGGACCATAAAAGGAAAGAAGTCGAATCCGGATAATCTTAAAACTTTTTCTTCATTTGAGGCATCTTCATAATATACACTTCTATATGCTTTATTTTGTGCGCTTGGTAAATTTGGTATTCTATTGTCATTAGGTTCTACCCCATGAATTACTTTTATCAAACCATCTGGCTTACTTTTCTTCTGATCTTTGACTGCCTTAGAAACATTTTCTTCTCCAAACTTTTCTATAATTTCAACAGGAGTCATCCAAATCCTTCTATACAGAACATCTACTACACCTCTGGAATTTTCTGCAATGAAATACTCACCCATTGTAAGGGTATGAAACCTTACTACATCTTCAAAGTCTTCTTCTATGTACATTGCCGCTGTACCGAATACCCCTATTTCGAGATATACCAGTGATGCTTCAGTATAGAAATTAGACTTATTGAATATCTGATATATTTTATCCTGGACCGCCCTGAGATATATTTTAACATCTGGACGCTCC